CAATTTGGACAACCGAACTTTTCTCCACCTCTCAAAACTGAGTAATTGACTTTTGGCTTTGTATACGGTTGTAACTTTTCGTATACTTTTTCTAATACGATAACGTCCATATCGCAATACTCCACCATTCGTTTCAATGCTTCCTCATCTTTGTTGAAGATAATCGCTTTCCACATATCCATTCCCTCGTGCTTTAGCTTTGCACCTACACCTAAATATTTAGCAATGTAATCGAGTTTATTGGAATTGAAATTAAACTGACTTTTAGCGTGTTTAAGCGTGTCAATAGTTTGATACTGTGGAAACATCTCCAAGCCATGAAACAAGCAACGTGTACGAAGCCATTTGATGTCAAATCTGTCTCCATTGTGAGCGATTACTTCATCCGCTTTATTTAGTTCTTTAATAAAGGCTTTTAATAGCTTCTTGTCGCATTGGTTTTTATCCCAAGTTAGATTGTGTACTTTGTCGTTGCCTTCCCACTTCCAAGATACGCAAATAATAGCACGTTCTTTTATTATATCGTCAGGTTGTATAGTAAGATTGTAGCCACTGCGCCAAAAGATACCAACGTTAAAAGATGTTTCTAGGTCGAAAAACATTCGTTTTTTCATACTTGAATTTTAGGTAAATATTTGTCTAGTTTATTAATTAAAAAACTGGACATTTTGCAATAAAAAAACCTACTTAATTAGTAGGTCTAAAAGTCTTTTCGTAATCAGCAAGTCTATTTAACCAACCTTTTCTAAACTTTGCATTTTTGCTTCCCGTTGCTGAAATAGCCAAAAAGAACTGCTTTCTAAGTCTTATCAACTCGTTAAATAATTTTAAATCATTAATAGCATTTGCACCCGCTACGGTCTTCATTCCGATTTTACCATCTACTGCAACATCTCCACTGCAGTTATTAATCGCTTGTTGTAGTGTAATACTTGCTCTGTGTGCGCCCGAACCCCACGCCATACCTGTTACCATTACTGCAATAGAGAAACATTCGTAATCGTCTCCTTTTACGCTATCCCAATACAAAGTTTTGAATACTTTAAACCAATCTTCGTTTGACATCTCAAAGAATCTAGCATCGTTGTTTTTTCCGAATACTGACTCCCAAACTCGGTATGTTATTCCCATGTTTGTATGATATCCGCTTATTCCTTTGTATGCTTTAGGGCATGGATATTTACTAGCTGAATCCGAAGTATCTCGGGATAGTCCACCTTCCCACTTATGAATGAATTTAATGTAAGTTTGTAAGTTCATAAAGTTTATTTAGAAAATTTGAAGGCTAATATAGTCAAAGTAATAAGACCAATTACAATCAAAAGCAAATTTAACGTTTTATTGTTCTTTGTTTCAATCTTTTTTTGTTGTTTAATGTACTTTATTTGGTACTTTACTTGCGCCTTTTCTACTTTCGTTTTGTAACGATATTCAATTCTCGTTTGATAGCGTGTTTTTGGGGATTTCATCTCAGGACATACCGCTTGAATCGTTCTAACAATTACCGAATCTTTGCCGTTAATACGAATAGTATCGTTTACCGTTATTAAAGTAGTATCGTTTTTTATTATACCACCTTTTTTTATAAATTTAGTCATGTGATACTGCGGAGAGCAACTAGCAAGCAATCCTAACCACATACCTAAAGCAAGTACTAATACAAGCAGAAACGTTAACTCTTTATCTTCCTTCCTCATTATGTAATTTTTTACTGAGTGAATCACTTATTTTACTACCGATTGAAACGCTTATTAAACCAAGCCATACATCAAATCTAAGACCGTTAAAACAAAAATCTAAGATAGCCATAACCAAAGCAATGAACCACGATGAGAGCATCGTTAAAGACGTTCTAGACCATTTGCCGTCGCGCTTTAATGTGTCGTTTACTATCTGTTTAATTATATTCATTTGCATATAGTATTCGTCTTTTTGACGTTTTTATACGTGATTACATATAATACTCTATTTCTCCTACAGGGTTACTTGGTATAATAGCAATCAACTTAGGTATCATGTAAACGTTTTCCGTAGTTTTTATACTTGAGTGCTTCGTCATGTAACAATCAAAGAGTTTATTTTCTACGATTGACAAACGATTATTTGTAATAAATAGCCACGCAACTAAGACGCCCGTAATACCGTAGTCTTTAATGCCTTTTAGAGTGGTTTCTAAATTCATTTGATTTCGTATTTATTCAGTTCGTTGTTAGCCCATGTCAACACATCGCTATCTTCCCAAGATTTTGTGTACGTAAAACCATTTAAAGTAGCTCCGTACTTTTGATTTATTACTATGTCAACGCTTGCAGTCTTTGCTTTTACGTTATCCGTTACGATTATTATCTCAACGCTTTCAATTTCTATTGTAGCGGAGAAATTTGCTAGTTTAATTGTCATATTTTTATGTTATTGTAGTGCCTGAAACTGTACATACTCTAGTCCAAATTCCCCAAAGTGCATTAGTTTTATTTACAGATGTAAATGGTGGACTTCCAGGTCCTGTATCGGTTGCTAAACCTAGCAATCCTGTAACGTTTGTACTTACAAACATATATCTTCTAGTTAAAGAAAAAGGAGCGTAGCCATAAAGAAACGTGCTAGGATAGCTAAAATTCATTAATGACATGGCTTCATGAATGTTAAACAAAAACCATCCGTTTAAACCATCAATTGTACTTGTAGCATACTGAGAAAGTTGAGTAGCCCAAGTTCGTGTATTAGCATCTCCGTAGTAATAAGCTGAAACCGATGTTCCATCAAATGTAGACCAATCATAAGCAACACTATTAGCGTATGTTTGACCGCCTAGTTTATCAGTAAACCTATTTGTATTTCCAAACGGATTATTTGAAGCTAAAGTAAGAAAGCTAGCTAATCTACCACGCTCTAAATCTCCATCGTCATAAGTAGCATTTGATACCGTTTGACCCGTTTTTAAAACCTTTGCTCCTACGGGAGCGACACTTGCTGGTAAAACAACTTGTAAATCATTACCTACTTGAGTAACTGATGTTGGTGTTACTGTTCCGCTAGGATTGCTTAATTGAATGTCAACAGTTGCTCCAGCTACAACAGTTCCCTCAGTTGTTCCGTTTACTTCTATCGTAGTGTTTGGTGCTACTATGTTTGCACTAGCTTCGGCTTTAATTGAAGTTGTAGAAATTGTAGTACCGCCCGTTGTTTTGAGTACTGCCGTCGAGTCTGCTATTCTAAAATATTGACCTTGTATAGAACCTACTTGTGTTGAACCTGAAGATTGACGTACAATAACATTCTCAGTTCCACCACTTGGCACGCTATCCCAAAATGCACCGTTTACATTTACAGTAGCATCTTCACACGTAACAGGATTAGGCACTTGAACTGTAACACTTCCACCACTCACAATCGAACCGCTTTGAATATCTGTACCGTTAACGTATTCTACTAGATAGGTGCTATTAGGTGCTGTTATATCCTCACTTGCTTCTGCTAGTATTGATGTTGTACTTATCGTTGCTCCTAGCGTATCTTTTAAAACCGCTCTACTATCTTCAATTACTTGTGTTTCAGTTGCACCGCTTGCTATATTTCCGTTATATAAAATATTTCCTTCTGAATCAGTAATCACATAAGAAGCATCATCACATGAACTGCCCGAACTACCTACTTCACAAATAGTCATATCATTAGCTACAATAACATCAAACGTAACAGTCCAACCTGCTAAATAGTTTTCAAAACGTTCTGTAAATTGCTCAAACGTAGGATTTCCATCTAATTGGTAACCATCTGAAACAATACTTCCCCTTCTTAAAAGTTCTGTTAATCTATCTAATACTTTTAGTTGAGTGTTCCAAATGTCATGCGTATTATCGTTTCCTATAAAAATATCAGTAGTCGGTTCTTTAGATACATCCACAATATCCATTGCAAGAATAGATACATTAAACCTCATCACGTTTGACTCCTTAGTAACGTTATTAACTACCAAGTGAGACAAAGGAAAGATAGTTTGTTTATTTAAATCAACTTGAAAAATATCTCCATAAGTAACTGTTTTTACAAACGGGTCTAACTTTAAAGAATCTTTTATTTTTGTCGTGAATTGATAAAAGCCATTCATTTTTTTTCCTCCTTACTTAACTTTAAAAGGTAATTCTGTAATTTCTTTACATTTTCCTTTTTTGGTGTGTATCTCTTTTTTTCAATCATATAAACCAACCTCCAAAATTATTACTTCTATCTGGGTGCATATCTCCGTTTGAGTTAGTATTGTACTCAGGAAATAAATACTGATTGTAATTCATATAGTCAATAAATCTTTCTGTATAGTGTTTAGCAATACTTTGCTCTTTTTCTACTAAATAATCTACTTCGTTTTTTGCTACACTTTCTGAGTTTTCAGAACCATGCTTGTAAACGCCCTTGTTAGCGATTGTATACGCTGCGAATGGTAAGTATTCACTCATAGCCCAATGTATAAGCATAGGCTTTACAAAATTTTCTAATAGCGTTAAATAGTTACCTGCAATAGTTCCTGCTACAATATCGTTATTAATCTTGTTGAATAAGTCAGTGCCTAAGTAGTTTTGTATATGAATATCTTGTGCAATCTTAACAAACTGAATAAATTTGTCAGGGTCAACGTTGCCATTTAAGGCTGTATGCTTAACGATGTCTTCTCTAGTTATAAATAATGCTTGTGCCATTAGTTAAAGCGTTTGTTAGTTGGTAAAAATCCTTCGTAAGGCATATCTTTAGGTGCTGTATAAACTCTTTGGTCATTTACTGCTTTTCCGTTTTTATCTTTGTCAGTCAATGGAACAATCTCGCCAGCTTTACGAACTTCAGCAGGTGTATATTTTCTAGCAAGTGGTGAATTAGCATCTGACTTTTTTAAATACGTCTCACGTACCCATTTATGACCGCAAGCACCACCACCTTTATATAACCAAATAGAATAAGTATCTGCTCCTTCAGGACCCCATCCTTCGTTTACTACTTGTGAACCCATAGAAATAATATCTTCTTTTCGATACACTTTGTTAGCACTAATCATTCGTTTACAGAACTCTCTTGAATTATCTTTAATTGCACCTACGTAACGATAACGAGACTTAAATATATTACCATCTTGCTCACTTGAAGCGTTAGGTCTTGCTGTTCCTGTGCTTACAAACTCCCAAACCTTAGATAAAAGACTTTGTTTAGGGTTGTTTAATTCGTTTAGATAAGCGTCTTCTTGCTCTTCTAATTCGTAGTTAACATCTTGAACATCTATTAACTCCCATCCTTCTAAATCGTTATCAGCGTATTTGTCTAATTCATTAAATAATTTCTCATCTAAAGATTTTTGTTTTGACATTGCTACTTCATTAGCTTGTTGTACAGCTTCTAAATCTTCAAGTAAGTTTAAACGCTTAAAATACAAATCTAAATTAACACCATTAAACGCTAAAACTTTATCTAAGCCATCAATTAATAATTCTTGTAGTGGCTTAATCGCTGTATTGTAAAAGTATAAACCTCCTGTGTTGATTTCTTCAGCATTAGAACTAAATCCTGCACCATCAGGTGAAATACCTACCAACATAGGACTAGTTACTGTATGTCCTGCTAAAATCTTGTTACGTGCTTCAGTTGCTAAATAAGAATAGTGTTCAGGTGCATTATCTAAAGGAACATCGTCAATAGTGGTCTTTGACTCTGGATTGTCATTAAACGAAATAATAACTTTGTCTCCTGTAGAACCTGTTAA